CGACGGCCCGTAGGGGGAGGGTGTGAATCATGGACGCACGAGAGACGATACTGTTCGCGCCCCTCGCCTATGCAGTGGCGATGAGCGTGGTGTATTGGGCTGTTTTGTGGCGTGGCTACGTGAAGGAGCGAGCACGGCGCAAGCGGTTCCCCAAGCGATTCTTCACCGACGGCGAGCTTATGTATGGGATCGACTACGAGGGATGTACGTACCCCGCCCCGCGTTGGGAGCTAAGAATTGAGCGCGACGGCTCGATAACCCCGATACGAAAAACATCTACGGAGTGAATCATGGCCTACTTGCCGCCTACGGCCCTCAGCGGGCGCTTGGCGAGCCACGCGGCCCACACGTCGCAGAGCCAGGGGCCGAAGGCGCGACGGTGCGCGTCGAAGGTGCGGGCGTGCTCGTCGCGGAGTGAGGTCAGGAGTTCGTCGGGGACGTGGAGGGTGTACTTAGGCATACGACGCCTCCCGTGCCGCGCGCTCGGCCGCGATCTCCTGATACTCGCGGCCAGTGTAGAAGCGGTACTCGGGGTCATTGACGACATCATCCATGCTGATGTGGCCGAAGGCGCGACCGCTGCCCCACGCTGCGTTCTCGCGGTTGACCCACGAGATGTGGCGCGCAAGCTCGCGGCGGCTGATGCGCTCGTATCCGTCGCCCTCGGCGAGCGCCTGCTCCTCAGTGCTCTCGCAGCGGATGATGTGGCACTCGTTGGCAAATCCGCGGGGGTGGTCGTGGTGGTAGGTCTTGGTCGTCATGGTGCTACTCCTTCAGTCCAAACCGCGCGCGATGAAAGACTTCGCGAGGCGCGCATCCCGCTGGGCCCGGTCACTCGCGTCTTCCGCCGCTACGGCCGCACGCTCCGCAATGCGCTCCGGGGAGGCCTCGTGCGCGATGTACGCCCGTGCTGCCTGACCGGGTACTGGGTGGTTCGGCGGGATCTTGCCGACGCCTTCGACGTGCTTAAAGCCCTCGGCCATGCCGTCCGCCCAGCGCAGCATCCACGTGCGGCGCTCCGGGTCTGCCGCCATCGCCTCAGCCTTGTCGAGTTGCTCCTGGATCTCCTTGGTCGTCATAGCGTCACTCCTGTCTCCTGTACTGCTGATACGGGGAGTATGGCATATATGGTGATGGGTGTCAATAGGGAGTCTGTCAAGTTTCGGAGGTAATGATGTCTACGACCCATGGGGACGCACGGGAGCAGGCGGTCGGGCGGGCGATGGTGCGCGAGGGGCATCGCGAGGGCATCACGCGGGAAAGCGAAGATGGCTATCAGTGCGTGTGCGAATGCGGCTGGGAGTCGGAGGCGGCGGAGAATAACCTGAGACCCCGTAGTGAGTGGGCTGACCACGCGCTCCGGGCTGCCATCCTCGCCGAGCTCCGGGCCGAGCGCCGTCGTGCGCTGGAGGAGGCAGTCGGGACGGCACTGCGACCGGGCGGCGAGCAACCGTGGGCTGTGCTCAACCGTATCGCCCTAATGCTGGATGAGCTTCCCGCCGCCCCACACGGGCACACAGAGCAGGCTGAGGCGGTATTATGACGGAGAAGATGAGAGAGCCAGAGCGCATTGCCAAGATCGGCCCGGTCGAGATCATGGGTGTCCGCCGATCCCGTGCGGCATCACGCTACGGCAAGGGAGCATCCTATGTCGGCCAGCACCGGAAACTGCACCGGGCTTGGGTGGTGTTCACCGAGCGGGCGTTCGTGCGGCCTCTCATCCGACCGCTACTGGGGGTCATGGTCGCCGTGCTGGTCCGTAGGAAGCAGCCATGACGAAGGCGACAGAGATGGTAGGCCATGTCTGTACCAAGTGCTGGCGACTCCGCCCCTGTGCTGTGCATCCGGTCATCCCCTTCGCGACCGCTCGAAGATCGACCGATCTCTACAACTCCCCACGCTGGAAGCGAGATCGGGCCCTCCACCTCGCCAAGCACCCAAAATGCCACTGTGGGGCCAAAGCGACGGTTGTAGACCACGATCCGCCCCACAGAGGCGACGAATCAGCGTTTTGGGACAGATCCCGCTTCAACTCGCTCTGTTGGCCGCATTCCAACCAAAAAACGGGGCAAGAGACGCATGCGCCCGGAAGGAGAGCGTCGTGAAAACAAAACGATCAACCACGAACCGGCGCTGTGCTACCACTCTCGAAGCCGGTACGGGTTCAAACGGTCGGAGGATCGCGTAACTCATGCCCATGACGGGGACGAAGCCGAAGGGGGAAATCAGGCGCCGCAATAAGCCCGTGCATGACTGGACGGAAGTCGACGCCGTTCCCTTCGAGGGAGGGCCGAAGCTTCCAGCGACGAAGCCGGGGGAGCGCACTTGGCCGGCGGCGACGCGGCGCTGGTGGAAGGCGATCGCCCGGATGCCGCATTGCATCCTGTGGGATGAGTCGGACTGGATCTTTGCGCTGGACACGGCGTTTGTCGCGGCGGCGTTTCACGGCGGCGATATCAAGGTAGCGACGGAGCTTCGGAATCGGGAGAAGGTGTTGGGTACGACGGTGGACTTCCGTCGCGATCTGCGGATTCGGTACGTGGAGCCGAAGCCGACCGAGCTGCCGGCGAGCGTGACAGCGATAGAGGCGTATCGGAAGGAAGTCGAAGGGTGATCGCCACATCAGGCATCCACATCGGCCCCCGGGGCGTGCCCGACAAAACGCGCACACTAGGCGATGAGGTACTGGGCTGGACGGCGGAATATCTATTGCAGCCTGACGGGCCGAACGCCGGCCAGCCGTGGAAGTTCACCCGAGAGCAGGCGCGATTCATGCTCAACTGGTACGCAATCGACGATCAGGGGCGTTTCATCTACCGCTACGGGATGCTGCGGCGCATGAAGGGCTGGGGGAAAGATCCCGTCGGCGCGGCGCTCTGCTGCATCGAGTTCGTGGGGCCGTGCCGGTTTGGTGGGTGGGATGGCGACAAGCCGCTGGTGATCCCGCATCCGTCGTCGTGGATTCAGACGGCGGCGGTGTCGAAGGAGCAGACCCGAAACACCATGACGCTCTTTCCCGGAATGATCTCGCCGAAGGCGCAGCAGGAATACGGCATCGACATCGGCAAGGAGATCATCTATGCCGACCGCGGTCGGCGTCGCATCGAGGCCGTGACATCGAGCCCTCGGGCGCTGGAGGGCGGGCGCGCGACATTCATCCTAAAGAACGAAACGCACCACTGGCTCGGCCCGAATGAGGGCCACGAGATGAGCAAGGTGATCGCGCGTAACGCCGCGAAGGCGCGCGATGCATCCTCAAGGGTGCTGGCCATCTCGAACGCCCACGCACCTGGCGAGGACTCCGACGCACAGCACGACTTAGAGGCGCTTCAACTCAACCCTTCGGGGATTTTGTACGACTGCCTTGAAGCGCCAGTTACCGATCTCGATGACGACGCATCGCTGCGGGCGGGCCTGGATGCGGCTCGTGGAGATTCGGTGTGGCTCGATGTGGACCGCCTCATGGCGGAAATCCGCGACCCCCGGACGACTCCGGCGATGGCGCGGCGGTTCTACCTGAATCAGATCGTCGCAGAGGAAGACAAACCCTTCAACCGTGAGCGCTGGCTTGAATTGACGAAGCCGGGGTATCTCGTACCGCCGCACGCGCTCATCACACTGGGCTTTGATGGGTCGCTGACGCGCGACCATACGGCGCTTATCGGCACAGAGATCGCGACCGGGCATCAATGGGTAGTGGGCTACTGGGACCCCCAGGACAGTGGCGGTGAGATCCCGTTCATGGAGGTTGACCAGACGGTCGAGGATGCCTACGCGCAGTGGGACGTATGGCGGATGTACGCAGACCCCTACAAGTGGGGTGCCTATCTCTCGAAGTGGGCGGGAAAGTACGGGTCGCAGCGGGTGGTGTCGTGGGCGACGACCATGTACCGGAAGATGGCACATGCGATCGCGCAGTACGCCACGGCCATCATTGCCGGCGACCTGACGCACGATGGCGACCCGAGATTTACGGCGGCGATCCTGAACGCGCACAAGCATATGCTCGGATTCCGCAACGATGACGGCGAATTGATGTACGTTATGCAGAAGGAGCGGCCCGATTCGCCGTTGAAGATTGACGCGGGCGTGGCTGCGGTACTATCGCGGCAGGCGCAGCAGGACGCGATCACGTCGGGCGTGAAGGGCAAGGGGGCGCCCCTCGACCCATCGTATACTGCGGACGTAGGCACCAAGCCCGAGATGGCCGGTGTTCGGGAAAGGCAGTTCTGATGGATGCACCACGTTGTACGGCGCGGACAAAGCAATGTCGCTGGGGGATTCCGGCTGCGGCGGGCATCTTCCGAGCCCTGAAGGTGGCGAAGCCGTGTCGCTGCATCAAGCCCGAAACGCACGCGATCGCGATCCACGTTTGCGCTCATTCTGAGCAGTGGGCGGGCGCGGGGAATAAGGTGTCGGCATGAAGATCGGCCCGCTGACCATCACCCGCGCCCAGAATGCAGCCCAACGCTCCAAACCCGACCTCACGGAATACGGCGCTCCCGGCACGTCGATCTTCGGCGGGCAACTCAACCAACAGACGGACTACAACCCCGACCTCATGCCGCCGCAGTGTTACGACGTGTACGACAAGATGCGGATGTCCGACGGTCAGGTGCGTGCTGCCCTCTCGGTGGTAAAACTGCCGATCCTGAGGGCGCACTGGCAGGTAGAACCGGCCTCGGACAGCGCCAATGACCGCGCAGTGGCCGAGTTCATCGAAGAAGACCTCGACTCTCTCTCGACATCGTTTATCTCGACCCTGCGGCAGATCCTGTTGATGCTCGACTACGGTTCGATGTTGTTCGAGCCCGTCTGGTATGTCGGCGACGACAACGTGATCCATCTCCGCAAGCTGGCGCCGCGGCTCCCGCGCAGTATCGTGCAGTGGCTCGTGGATGAGAACGGGGGTTTTGCGGGGGTGAAGCAGGGCGTGATCAAGACGACCGGCTACACACAGGTCAACATCCCGGCGTCAAAGCTCTGTCTGTTTGTGAACGAGCAGGAGGGGGCTAACTTCCGCGGTACCTCGATGCTCCGCGCGGCCTACAAGCACTGGTACTACAAGCAGGGGCTGGAGCGGATCGACGCG